CTTCCTCAGTCATGAGCTGTCCGACAAACTGTGCGATTTCATCAGAGTAGGACAGTTTCACAAACATATCACCCTCTCCAGTACGGAGCCAATTTTCGTTGACATTATATTTTGTACATATAAGAGAAATAACTGCATCGATAGGTTCATTTCTACCGGACTCGTAAGTTGCTATGGTGTTTCTTTTAATTCCAATACCTTCAGCAAATTCTTGTTGAGTCATATCCAATTCTTTTCTTAATTTTTTTAGGCGTTCGTTCATTTTCTCACCTCTTTTCTTGATATTGATTATACAACATAGCAGAAAGAAAAGCAATACAAAAAGTCGCAAAATCACAAAAAGTCGCAAAAGCACAAAAAACAGATTGACAAATTCTATTATGCGACATATAATGTTCACATAGCAACAAAAAAACAAACGAAGAAAGGAGTAAGAAATGTCAGAGAAAGAAAAACAGATTATCAAGACACTTGCCGATAAGTTACCAGCAATGAGCGAAAGAGAAAGAGGATACCTCGAAGGAACGATCGCAACTGCAGCGGCAATGAGCAGTAAGAAAGAGGAACAGGAGAAAAACAATTCAGAGAAAAAGGTTGGATAAGATCAGGGAGGCGAAAACAATGAAGAGAAGTATTAATCACAAGAGATACAGCGGATATCCAGAAGAATTAAGTCTGCTGAAAGGATTTAAGGTTGTTGGAGTCGGATGCGGAGATATCGAAAAAGAGGGTGCAACAAGCATCATGCTGATGAATGACCACAATGTCGCTGTTGACCTGAACATCACGGATGAAGGAACATACATCAGCGAGTTTTACGCACTTACACAGGACTTTATTCCAAGAACCTATGAGGATGATTAGAGAGGAGAAAAAAATAGCAACAAGTACAAACCGTAACACATAAACTTTTCTAGGAGGTGATGCGGGTGATCGTAGAGATCAAAAAGACAGAAAGCGGATGCACATACAAATTCGATGATTCTGCTTATCTGGGGAAAAGCGAAAAAGAGCATGAAAAAGTGATCAATGATGTATCAACTATCATAAACGAACATCTGAGATCAAGAAAGGATAAAACCGCTTAGGCGGTGGAAAGAAGGACAAGCATGGAGGATTGTTGCTACTGTCAGCATAGAAACAGTTGTATGGAACGCAGTCGATGTTATCCGTGCACATCATACAAAAAGGAAGAAAGGAGAAAGACCACATATGGATTATCAGATGGACGAAAACACAGGAACTGGGCTGCTGCTCTGGGACATGGGAAGAAGCGGACGAGTACGCCAGGAAGAAGAACAAAGGAGATTACATCATATTAGAATGAGTCTTTGGCGAACAAGATTTATTACAGGGATAGGAATGCTTGTTGGACTCTTCTATGCTTCCGGAGCAGCAATTACATATTCCATATCAGTCAAAGTGCCAGGGTCAACGCTGGAGCGCGTCCTGATCGGACTGGCTGTATCAGCAAGCTTCTACGCGCTGAATTCGATTGCAAGGACGCTGGAAAAACAGATAAAAAAATAACACTTCCGGAGGTAACGGAAGTGTTGAATGCAAGACTTTTGTCTCGCAGATATTAAAGACATTATTATCTTAACATCTATGGGGCAGGAAGTCAAGAAAAACGGGGGTTCTGCCCCATTTTAATACTCGATTAAGATATTAAAGATAGAGGTACATGATGGCGACAAAGAGAGTAACACACACCTTCCGGAAGGGAGACATCCTGGAGGTGAAGGAATACCATGATGGCAGGTATGGAGCAAGAGGACTGCCAAGAGAAAAGAAGAGAAAGCCGACACCGGAGCAGATGGCAGTAGTGAACGCCATGAATAAGGCGGAGACAGCCAGACATAGATTGTTGGAGTACTTTGGAAAGGGGGACTACTTCCTGACGTTGACGTACAGAGTTGAGGCAAGACCTCCGGACATGGCGAAAGCAAAGAAGGATTTCACGAATCTGATAAGCAAGCTAAGGACAAGATACAAGAAAGAACAGATCGAATTGCGCTGGATCCGGAACATTGAGAAGGGAACCAAGGGAGCATGGCACGTTCACATGGTCATCACCGGATGCCGGGATACGATCCGCTGGGTAGAGGAATGTTGGCCACACGGTGGAATCTATGCAGAACAACTGGAGAAAAGCAAATACTACGAAGAGGATTTCTCACAGCTCGCATCCTACATCACCAAAAACGAGAAGGTGGGAGAAAAGAGGGAAGACGGAAAGAGGGACAAGCCAAGGCTCAGTGAATCCAGTTACAGCACTTCGAGGAACATGCCACTGAAACCACCAAAGAAGAAAAAACTGGAAAGATGGCCAAAAGAGATCAAACAGAAGAACGGCTATTACATTGCCAAGAGCTATGAAGGAATCAATCCGGCCACTGGGTTCAAGTACCGGAGATACACATTGATCCGGTTGAACAGGAGGATTTAAAGACATGAAGACAGTGAAAGTCTACATAGAGACAACAATCACAGGTCCGTCAAAACCGAAGTATGGAAAATATGCGGCAGCTTTAGCGTTTACAAGGAAAAACGGGAAGACGGAAGACCGATTCCTGCAAGGAAGTGAACAGGAAACAACCTATAACCGTAGCGTACTATTAGCCATGGTTCGGGCAATGCAGAGATTCACAGAGTCATGCCATATCATATTCTACACAGGGAATACATTTATCCGCAATATGGTTCAGGCAGACAATCCGGAAAAGTGGAGACGGGCAGAGTGGAGAAAGTCGGATGGAAAAGACATACAGAACAAGGAACTGTGGCAGTTGTTCCTGGAAGAGAGCAAAGAACACGAGATAGAGATCGTATACGAAAACAACAGTGAGTATAAAAGGACGCTTGAAGCGTACTTGCAAGGAGAAGAGGTATAAAGATGTTTGAGAAGTTTGGAGAATTTGATTCTTGCGAAGAAATCAACCGTGCTGCAAAAGCACAGTTGGAAGAAGGAGACCTGGAAGCAATCAGGACAATTGCAGAAGAGAACGGACTGGATCCGGAAGACGCTGAGGACTTTTGCACCGGTGCAATAGAAGAGCTGACGACACCAATTCTTGCAGCTATTGGAAAACTGGAACTGGAAGCGAAGGACCTGAAACTGGAAGGAGCACTGAAAGACTGGACGGATTCCATCAAACAATCATGCATGGAAAATGAAGAGATGGCTCTTGCAGTCAGAAGAAAAGGAAAGTCATTGAAAGACTGCATGGCTTTGGTCTTGAAGACGGCATTTAATGCCAAAACACAGTTAGATGACAGAATCACCAAGGCAGCAGGCTTGAGACCACCACTGTATATCAGCATTCCAGGAAAGGCACAGATCAAAGAGATCGTGAGAGAGTACTATCTGGGTGAGAAAAAATGAGAGTATACAAAGGGTTCAATAAAAAAATTCAGGCAAAACACGGAAAAGGGACATTTCAGTACGAGAAAGGGAAGACCTACAAAGAAGAGAAAAGCAAAACAAGATCAACTGGATTCCATGCGGCGGAGTATATCCTGGATTGCCTGCAGTGGTATCCAATCGATGGAAAGAACAAATTCTTCCTGTGCGAAGCTGGCGGAAGTATAGACGAAGAGGATGGATGCTCGATGGTCGTATCTACAGAGCTGACATTATTAAGAGAACTGACACTTATGGAGATTGCAATGGCGGCAATGGAATATATGATCATCCATCCGAAGAGAACGTGGGAGAAAAGAGAAAGAGGTGCATACGCAGAAAAAGAGCGGTCAAAAGCGATCGGAGAGACAAAGATAGCGATCGCAAGGGGAAAACATCCGGAAGTGAAAGGCGAATACGGAACCGTGATCGGACTGATCGTAGAGGACGAGAAAGGCAAGCCAGTGGCAGCAGGCGTGAGGAATGTTGACGGAATACAAGCGAAAGCGCATCAGATCTATTCCATGACAGAAGAAAGAGAATGGGTGGAGGTGCAGAAATGAAACGAAAAGCGATTGAACGCATCAAACCGAAGAAACCGGAAGGAAAAGGACTCACAGCCACGCTACAGGAGCTGGGGGAAATCCTGATCCTAAATATCTATCAGGCGAAGGAACTGCTGGTACGGTACTGTATCAACTGTGAGACAGGGGAACATGAGTACTGGAAAGAGCAACATGGGTGGAGAAAAGGTGGCATCCTGAATGCACTGAACGAGGACTGGCGAGACTGGGAATGGAGAACATATGACGATTATCCGAAACTGCAGAAGAAAGACGCAAACAGGATCAAAGAATTGATTAGACACAGAGCGTGGAACAACAGCCCGTGGGAGAGAATCAACGGATTGGAACATAGCTATAACAGCGAGATCAGGGAAAGATGTGAAACAAACCGGAAAATAAAACTCATGAACCTGATGAGAAAAGTTCCAGGTCGTCCGAAGAATCTAAGAGAATGGTTCTTTGAACAGGCAGCAGGAGAGGATTACATGTTCCGGAATAGGGAAACGAAAGAATTTGTCTGTACGAACTGCGGGGAATCCAGCTGGCCGGAAGAAATCAAACGACAGGATGGAGAAAAGAAGATCCGGCACAATGATATGGTATTCTGCCATTCCTGCGGAAAACTGGTGAGGGCAAAGACAAGAACAGACCATATCGAACAGAAATGGAAGAGCTGCTATCTCATCCAGCCGGTAGATGAAGATACAAGCGTGCTTCGGATCATAGAAGCAAAGGTCGGATGGGACAATGGAAGACATTATGTAGAGCTTGGAGATGAAATCAGAATCTTATTGTACAAGGTCTACTCCAACAGAAAATTGAAGAAGACATACATGATCTATTACGAGGACTCCTGGGATGGATGGACAAAAGGAAACCGGAAAAATCTAAGAGCAAGAGAAGGTTACTTGTATCCGGGAGAATTCGGCCAGATATTAGACGGAACCACTTACAGCGAAGCAACAAGAGTCCTGGAGCATTTATCGAAGACGGGAATGGAACTGAACTACAACAGATTTGTGGCAGGGACAGGACAGATGAAAGGATATGCACAGAAGATCGAGTACCTGGCAAAAGGACGCTTTTGGAATCTGCTGAGAGATACGATCGGCTGTACAGACTATCCGGGATATCCGACACAATACTATGGACCACTGGACATGAGAGAGGAAAGCATTGAGGGAATGTTCAGAATCCAAGACCGTCAGAAGATCAACCGGATCCGTGACGAACATGGCGGGAACAGAATGGTACGCTGGATGCAGTATTCGGACGAGACAGGGCAGAAGATCTCGAAAGAGACGGTGCAGTGGATGATAAAGAATGAGATAGAACCGAGCAGCATCCGGGGACTGGAAAAATATATGAGTCCACAGAAGATTATGAACTACATCGAAAGGCAGAAAAAAGAACAATATGCAGGAATGACGGCAAAAGCTGTGCTTGAAGAATATAAAGATTATCTCAGTATGTGCGTGGCATGTTGCAAAAATATGGCTGACGAGATGGTCTATCGTCCAAGAGAACTAAAACGCAGGCATGATGAAGTTGTTGTAGACCGGCAGCAGATACAGATCTTGAAAGAATTGGAAAACAATGCAGAGGGAAAAGAAGCATATGCACAGGAGATGCGGCAGAAGTTTCCGGAAGCAGAAGAGATCCTGAAAGAGATCAAGAGCCGATATGAGTACGAAGATGAAGAGTATAAGATCATTGTACCGAACACGTTAGTGGATATCGTGAAAGAAGGACGTGCGCTGCATCATTGTGCCGGCAGCAGTGAACGATATTTTGACAGGATCGAGAGCAGAGAGACATATATCTGTTTCCTGCGAAGACAGGAAACACCGGGAATCCCATTCTACACGATTGAAGTAGAGCCGGGAGGCACAATCAGACAGCACAGAAGCTATTATGACGAAGAGCCGGGGATCGAGGAAATCCGGGTATTCCTGAAAAGCTGGCAGAAGGCAATCAGAAAACGTCTGACAGAGGAAGACAAGAAGTTGGCCAAGATCAGCAAGATCAAGAGAGAAGCCAATATTGCAGAGCTGGAAGAGAAAAAGAATATAAGAGTCCTTCAGGGATTAGCGGAAGATTTCCTTGAAGCAGAAGAGATAGAAAAAGAACTGGAGGCGGTTTGATGGAATTAGTACAGTACCAGGATTATGAGGAATACAAAAAGGCAATGAATACCGTTCTGAACAGAACAGTGGAAGATTTTGTTATGACAGGATATTTGCTGAAACAGGGAAGAGATACGGATATCCTAAAGAATTCCGGATACAACAATGTAAACGAATTCGCCTGGGAGGAATACAAACTGGAAGCAACACAGGTATCAAGGTACATCAGAATCAATGACAGATTCTCGGAGGGTGGTTACTCTCCGAGACTGCAGGAGCATTACAAAGGATTTGGATACGCGAAGCTGGCACTGATGTTGACACTTCCGGAAAGCGTAGCAGAAGAACTGACACCGGCATACAGCAAGTCAGAGATCCAGGCAGTCAAAGAAGAGATTGAAAACGAGGAGAAGATCACAGATATCGAAGTCATTTTGGAAGGCGAGAAAGAAGAACAGAAAGAACTCGACAATCTGGAAAAGGCAATCCATCAGATCTGCATGGATGAACCGGAACTGTATCTGAAGCTGCATGAGGCAGTCAGAACAAGCGTAGGAACAGGACGAATCAAAGAAGTGTTAGCACCGGACGGGGACAAACTGTACAGTGTAAGACCACAAGGCTGCGGAAGAATTATGCTCTATCTAAACGATGAGAAGGACGAGGTTATACTGCAGGTTGTAAGACAAGGACTGAAAGAAAAGTTTGCCTGGGAGAATATTTTAAGCTATCTCGTCCTGATCACAGAACAGGAAGATGCAAAACAGAACTGGGAGGAACTTTACGGACAGAAATATCCGGAAAAAGAACGGATTGCACCAGTGCAACCGAAGAAAGAGAAGAGAAAAGAGTCAAAGGTAGTGAAGGCGAAGCTGCCAAAACCAAAAAAACCGGAGAAACAGGAGACGGAGAAACCGGTAGAGCTTCCAAACGACATTCCGGGACAGACAGAGATTGAGAAAGATTTTCCGGAAATGCTTCCGGAAGCGGGGAAAACGCAGGAAATACAGAGCGATTTTATCAGAGCAGGACAGCACAAAGAGGAAAATTGCACCAGTGCAATGCCGGAACCTGTGGAGATTGTGGAAAAACCTGTGGATAATTCAGAGCAGATAGAAGAAAATGCGAGAAACACAGAAGCGGGAGCCAATTCAGAACCGGTGGATAAGTCCGAAGAAGAACAGAATCCGGCTGGCAGCAGATGGGAATACATGAAGACAATGGAATCATACAAGATGGCGCTGTACATGGCAGCATCCGTGAAAGAGATGCCTCACATGATGTTGAACTCAGCAGAGTATTGGAAGAAATGGTTAGAAACAGAGGTAGATGAAAATGGAGATGAACTCAGTAAATAACAAAATAATCCATAGCTTTCGAGAGGTGGACTTATCAGCGATAGCGATACCATCGATTGCAATTTATAAGCACCCACGGGATATACCGGATAAATATGTTGCGAGAGTCTATGCTTGCAGCAGTCCGACGAACATTATCATGCTGGCAGATTCCGCAGAAGAGCTGAGAAAAGACATTGAAGGAGTATGCGAACCGTGCATATGGTTTGATCGAATGCAAGGAGATCCGAAAAACTTAGTTGGGGTGTATATCTTATGAGCATCGATTATTCAGACATGGCATTTCCGAAATTAGCCTGCAAGAAAAAAAGAAAATCACATAAAAAGAGCATCCTCAAGAGCGGAAAGGGAGTCTGCTATCTCTGTTCGATACTCTATGGCGATTCTTCCAAGCAATACACAGAAGAACATCACATCATGTTCGGATCCGGCCAGCGTGAACTATCTGAGGCAGATGGACTCAAGGTGGATCTGTGCCGGAATCATCACAAAGAAGGACCAGAAGCAGTCCACAATAACCGAGAAATGCGGGAACTACTCTGCAGAATAGCACAGACAGAATATGAGCAGACACATACGAGAGAAGAGTGGATGGCGAGATATAAGAAAAATTATCTATAGTTACCTCCGCTGAATGGCGTGGAGATAAAAGTATGTCACAATACTGCAACATGATAACAAAGACTTCCTCCCTGGATGCGGCAGGGAGGAGAAAGGAGCAGATAAGTGCCAAAAAGACAGAGATCAACAGCTTGGAAAAGCAAGCTGGCTGAGATAAATGCAAAAGAAAGACAAGAAGGAATGAGTTATGGACAGTACGTGGGATTAATGTACTGCGAAGAAAGAGACGAGATGGAAAGAAGGAAAAGAGATGCAAGAAAAAGACACAAAGGAACTAATTGATTGGCTGGATCAGGCAGAAGCAGAAACAAAAGCAACAATTGCAGAACATGAAAGAATTGATCCATTTTATGACGGAGTGCTTTCAACGGTTCAAACAGTTCGCGAATATATCAAGAAAATGTGTAAGGTGGATGAAGCAGAAAGGAAAATAAATGACAAGGAAAGAACAAGAGGATCAAGAACAGCTTGAGTGGATGCGGAAATGGAAAGAACGACGGAAGGGAAAAAGAGACGTGAGAAAAAAGTCACTGTTTTATAAGGCTTTAAGGAGACTCGGAATCATAAAGGACTATGAGGAAGATATAAGAATAAAAATGGAGATGTGCGAAAGAGCAAGAAAGGCAAATGTATGCCCTGAGGATTGCGACATTTGCGCATGGAGCACGAAAGGAGGAGTTGATTACAATGGTTATATTACGACCGGTAGGAACAACAGGAAACCGTCTGAAGTATCTGCGAAAAATCAGAGGACTGACAAGAGAAGAGGCAGCAGTCAAGTTAAACATCAAGGAAGAAAGATTGCAAGATCTTGAGACCGGAAGGAAAGGACTGACGTTAGGAGAGGCAATCAAATGCGCGGATATATATAATGTGTCCATAGATTACATTGTTGGAAGAAGAGAAATGTAGGAGTGATGAGCAGTGAAACGAAGTACAGACACACGCTGGAGTCCTGCGGAAATCCAGCAGAACCAAAAAGAACATTATGCTGCTATGGCAGAGCATCCACCGGATCGGAAGGCAAGCGAGAAGTTTCATCGACCAGCATACCAGGCAGGAAAGCTGATTGAAACACAAGGGCAGCAGTTGTGGCATGGTGATGTAACGGAGTACATAGCCAGGAAGTACAAGATAGGAGATGATGCCAATGGAGAAGAGACTGGAAGAGAACAATGTAAAAAACGAGAACGACAGGAAGAAAACCTATCTCAGGGCATACAGAAAACATGGGAAGAGAATCAAGAGGATCGAATCAGAGATTGAAGAGATCAGGAACATGAAGATGTATCCATCATCGAATAATGATGGGATGCCACATGGATCCAATCAAAGCGATTTAAGTTCTTACGCGGCAGCTCTTCAGGAAAGAGAGGACGAGCTGTATCAAGAGGGAGTAAAGCAGGTACAGACATACAAAGATATAGAATACAGAATCAATAAGCTGGAGAATCAAGACGAAAGAGATGTTATGTTCTACAAGTATATCAAAGGATTTACATGGTGGCAGATAGCACAGCTTATGGAGTACAGTGAGAGTTGGATCTACGAATTACACGGAAGAGCACTGAAAAATATTCAAATCAATTAAAGAGTGGAGTCCACTGGAGTTCTAACTGTGCTAATCTGATATTGTCGAAAGACGGACAGATACATACAAATTTCTTGAAAGAGACACTTGCAATCCTCTCGGCAGGTGTCTTTTTGCATGAAGGAATGTAACTATGACAGATAAAGAAGCAAAGAAATTTTACAACTCAACATTGTGAAAGCATAAGCGGATACGGATTCTTGAGAGAGATCACTATGAGTGCCAGGACTGCAGAAAGAGATTGGAGGATGCAGTGGCAGCGGGCCGCATCCTGCAAGGAGAAGACAGAAAGATCAGAAGAGCTGAAGAGGTGCATCATATTGTTGAACTAAAAGAGCATCCGGAGCTAGGGTTGGAAGATGACAACCTGATCAGTCTGTGTGTGAAGTGTCACAATCTGCGACATGGAAGGACTCCAAGAAGATTCCAAAGAAAGAAGAAGCTTGCGAGCGAAGAAAGATGGTAGCTACACTGAGGGCAGACATAGCTTAGGAGGAGACAAGCGGACGGTGCAAGCCGTCGCATGTGCGGTTCGAGTCCGCAGCTTTCCTCAATTTTTAAATAGCCCCCCCGGTAAATTCTCAGCGATTTTTCCTGAGTGAAGAACGGGGATGTAGCCATGACTCTGGAGAAAAATGAAAATCTCGCGTGAAAAAGGTAAGGGTATCAGATTTTAAAATTTACTTTAAGAAGAAATTTTTTAACACGGGCATAAAAACCCGTGTTTTTTAGCAAAAAAAGTTACGAAAAAGGCATGATTTGAGCGAAAAGAGGTGAGCAAATTGACACAAAAAGACGTAAAAATGTCGCTGATTAGACAGCTGGAACTACGTGGAATGAGTGCAGAATTCTACATGGATCTAGTGAATGATTATATATATTACTGGTCATTGAAAAAGAAACTAATAGCAGATATTAAGAGCAAAGGGTTGAGATACGAGACCGTGAACGGGAATGGAATGACGGTGGAAAAAGCGAACGAAAGCGTTGTCAATTTGCAGAAAACTACGGCCACTATGCTGAAGATCCTGGCAGATCTGAAGTTGAAAGAGCCGGTACCAGAGCCGGAGAATCCTACAGATGGTTATCTGTAAAGAGATTGATTATTATCTCAAATATGCCGAAGAGCATCCGAAATGGATAAATAAAAAGAGAAAATTGCTGATAGAAAACATCGTGAAGCCGACATTGAAGCGAAACGATGTTTTTTTTGATGAAAAAACATATAGGAACTGTCTACAGTACTGCAAAACAAATTACTACGAACTATTTCCATTCCAAAAGTTCATTTATGCCTTTGCATTTATGTATGTGGATGACATTCCAGTATTTTCAAAGTTCTTCATCAAGGAAGGACGTGGAAATGGTAAAGATGGATTCATCGTGCCGCTGGTAAATTTCTTTCAGACTCCGCTCTACGGAGTGAAAAATTACCATGTTGAAATTGTGGCGAACTCAGAGAACCAGGTTAAGGACACATTCAAGGTAGCTTATGACATGCTACATGATAATCCAAAATTCAAGGGAAAGTTTTCGGTCACAAAGGAACTTATCACGAACCTGGCAACAGGATCGGAGATGAAATACAACACTTCGAACGCAAAGACCAAGGATGGTAAGCGAACAGGATGTCTTGTCCTGAACGAAATCCATGCCTACGAGAACTATGACCAGATCAATGTATTTGAATCCTCTTTTGGTAAGGTCAAGCATTCGAGAGAGTTTATTATCACAACAGATGGCTATGTCAGAGACGGTCCGTTGGATGAAATTTCGGCAATGTGTGCAGAAATCTTGGAGACGGGAGAGAATTTGCTAGGGTACTTCCCTTTTATTTGCGAGATTGATGACATGAAGGAAGTTGATGATCCGGAGGCATGGCATAAGGCGAATCCGTCGATGGAATATATGCCGATTCTTGCGAATCAGATCATGCATGATTATCTGGAAATGAAGAAGATTCCGTCAAAGCGTGCTGAATTTATTACAAAACGAATGGACAGATCGGCACGAAAGGAAGAGGAGACGGTCACAACATGGCAAAATGTCCTGAGAGCATGTTATGAAGGTGAGACAATGGAAGAATTGGAACGCAAGATTCCGCGGATAACATTGGACACGCGAGGACAGGCAGCAGTGATTGGCATTGACTATGCGGATGTGCGAGACTTCGCATCGGCTGGCATTCTGACCAAGACAGATGATGGAGAGTGGATATGGAGACAACACACATGGATCTGTGCAGACTCTCCGTTCATTGATTCAATCAAATTTCCGTTGCGCAATGTCGGACAAGAAGAGTTTGAGGATTTTGAAGTTGTCCAAGGTCCGGTGATTGATGTAAATATAATAGCCGACTGGTGCATGAAACAGTTCCAAGACTATGATGTGAAGAAAATAGCAATGGATACTTATCGCTACACGTTATTCAAGACGGCGTTTGAAGAAAGAGGTCTCACGATTGAGGATAAGAAGAACCCACATGGCATTGTTCGGTTGGTTAGAAAGATAACGTCAGCAACAGGAATTATTGCTCCGTTTATTCAGTCTATGTTCTCACAGGGGATGATCAACTTCGGACCATCAGCAATCATGCGGTGGTACACGAATAACACAAGCGTGAGCGAGGATAAGTTTGGAAATAAAAATTTCGGCAAGATAGAACCGAAATTGAGAAAAAATGATGGATTTATGGCCTTCGATGTGGCTATGTTCTGCAAGGATGAGCTGGAAATTCAGATAATCTATGTTTAATAGGAGAAGAAGAAAATGTTTGATTTTTTATTCCAAGACAGGAACAAAGAAATACAGTCTTTGGCAGAAATCATTGCAGTTGACATGGAAAAGCTGAATCTTTCAAAGCTTGCCATCGAGAAAGCAATTATGATGATCACCAAGGCAATAGCGAAGTCTGACATACTGATCCAGACGGAGAGCAAAGAAAAAAACAAGAAAGAATACAGGCTAAACGTACAGCCCAATGACCACGAATGTGGGACAGTGTTCTGGACGGAAGTGGTTAAGCAGCTGCTAACAGAACAAGAAGCTCTGATTATTCCGCTAAATGGTAAATATTACAGAGCAACATCATGGTCACACACGAATGAAGTGATGCTGAAGCGAGTTTACAAAGATGTGATGTTAAGCTGCGGAGGTGAAAATCTTACAATTTTCAGCACATTTCAATCTGATGAAGTGATTCATCTAAGATATGACAATGCAAGGATTCGATTGTACTTACAGAATGTAGTAGGGCAATTTGATAAGACGATGGATTCCATTAATGCAATGATGCAGCTGTCCAGCCAACCAAGATTCAAATTGAAGCTTGGAACGAATGCATTATCATTCAGAGAAAAGCAAGCAGATGGTACAGACAAGGTAATGACAAAAGACCAGTATGTTTTAAAAATTAAAAAACTACTGACGTCAGATGCCCTTGAAGTTTTAACAGAACAAGAGAATGCATCCGTGGAACAGCTACAAATAAATACAGCAGTGAAAGCTGAAGAACTGGCAAAGATGGCTTTGCAGATCAATAACGAGGTGGCAAATGCTTTTGATATTCCAGAGGCTGTGTTTAATGGCAATATCACAGAAAAATCAGACGCAACAAATGAATTTATCACATATGCTGTCAGTCCGATAGCAGAAGTGATAAATGATACTTTGACAGCTTATGTTGTCGGAGAGGATGATTACTGCGGCAAAAACGAGAAAGTCATGGTATGGCTTGCGCGCTTTAAACATGTTGATGTTGTGGATAGCGCAGTAAATCTTGATAAACTCAGAGGAATTGGATTCCATCTCGATGAAATCAGAGAGATGGTCGGATATCCGTTACTCAATACAGAATTCAGTACAGAGCGAGCTCTGACAAAGAATTACGGAGGGGAGGGAAACAGTAATGCGGCACAAGAAACCTGATTCATAGGAGGTGATCCAATTATCTCGGAGCTGTCCGTTAAACAGTAATACCAAAGAAAGGAAAATAACATGGAAGCAAAGAAGTATTATTTTTTGGAGTCAAAAAATAATGTAGCAGATCTGTATATCTTTGGGGATATCACATCATGGCCGTGGAGCGAGAGTGATGTATCGGCCAGCGGAATTGTGAAGGAACTACAGAGCCTTGAAGCATCAGAAATTAATGTGCATATTAACAGCTATGGTGGCGAAGTTGCTGAAGGACTGGCAATCTATAATACGCTGAAAAACAGCGACATGAAGGTTACTACAGTCTGTGATGGATTTGCGTGTTCTGCAGCATCGGTCATTTTTATGGCAGGAGATGAGCGCGTGATCAATGAAGCCTCATTGCTGATGATTCACAATGCGTGGACATATACAAGCGGAAACGCTGAAGAGCTAAGGAAGGCAGCAGAAGATCTTGACAAGATTACTCAGGCATCAGTCAATGCTTATATGAGCAGGGTATCCATCTCGGAGGACAAAGTGAGAGAACTTATGGACAATGAGTCATGGATCACAGCGGATGAGGCTGTAGAATATGGATTTGCAACAAAGACAGAGAAAAATGATGATGATGGAATTAAGCAATCAGCTTTCGGAATCATTAGAAATGCTGTCACCAAAACAGAAATTGCACCGGTGCAACAGGCAGAGCTAGTTGTAGATGCACACGCACTTGCAGAAGAAGTGGCAAACAAACTGAGCACAATGTTTGAAACATTGCAGACACCGAAACAGAAACACAAAGATAGTACCGGCTGGGGTATTTTTTTTGAAGGAGGAAATAAAGAATGAGAATTGAAGATTTAAGCCAGGAAGTCAAAGATAAAGTAAAGCAGCTTCTTGATAGCGCTCCGGCAGAGGAGAAAGCAGAAGCAATCATGCAGTCAATCGAAATGATCAATGAAGCAGCACACGCTGATCTGATTCAGCAGGTAGTAGCAGAGGCAGAAAGAGCAAGCAGAGATGCTGAGTACAAGAGCAAACTCGGACTTAGAAACCTTTCGCAGGAAGAGAAGAAATTCTACGAGAACTTTAAGGACATCAAGCAGGCGTTCACAGCAAACCAGATCGACATCATTCCGACAGAGATTATTGATCGTACACTGGATGATGTTAAGAAAGCATCGCCAATCCTGAAACTTGTAAATATGGCACCGGCAAACGTGAAGAAATGGATTGTGGCATCTCATTCAGGTGCAGCGGTTTGGGGTCCTCTTACAGACGCTATCAAAGGCGAACTTTCAGCAGAGGTAACAGCTCTGAATATTGATCTTCACAAGCTCACAGCTTACCTTGTTATTCCAAAATCAATCAGAGAGCTGTCTATGGAATTCGTTGACAGATATTTCATGGCTATTCTGTCTGAGGCCATGCAGGACGGACTTGTAAAAGGATACCTCGATGGAGATGGAAAGACAGGTCCAATCGGAATCTTCCGTCAGATCGGAACAGTAGAGTCAGCCGGAACAAATAAAGCAAAAACTGTTCTCACTACGGTTACAAAATTCTCTCCGAAGGGGCTTGCAGAGGTTAGAAAGACTCTTACTAATGATGGAAAACGTGTGGTTGATAAGCTCTATCTTATCTGCAATCCGTCAGACGAAGCAGAATATGTGGATCCGTGTATGTACGGAGAGGCTCTGACAGGCGGATATGTCAACAAGTCATTCATTGACATCGAAAAAATTGTTGATGCTAACTGTCCAAAAGGAAAAGCTGCATTTACAATCGCCGGATACTACACAATGGGAACAGCAGGAGTTCGCGTTGATGAGTATGATCAGACAAAAGCGATTGAGGATGCAGATCTTATCGTGGCAAAATGCCACGCAAACGGTCGTGCAGTTGATGATAACGTTGCAGTTGTCTTTGATGTTACAAAGCTTGAAGAGTACGTTCTTCCAGTAAATCAGGTAACAGTGCCGAAACAGGCCTAAGCTAGAGCAGGAGGCGGGATATGAACGAGAAAGAACTTGCCAGTCTTGTAGAAGAAATGCGGGAAGAGTTCCAGATCCCGCCATACTACGAGGACAAGCAACTTGCAAACTTGGCAAAAGAAGGTGAACACGCAGTTGGGAGATTGAATCCAGGCTGCAGTATCATAAAAGACTTGACCTATCGGATGCTATTGAAAAATTATATGTATTATGCTTACCATCACAGAGTCAGTGAGTTCATGGACAATTATTCCAGTATGATCTTAACCTGGCAGATGGAGACGGAGGTGGATGCAGATGGCAATGCCTGAGTATACAGACGGAGTCTTAGAACTGTATGAGATAACAAATGACGAGTCAGAAGACTATCCGGAGGAGAGACTTAAGTACACCAGATTACGTATTTGGTATCGTGAGCTTGCAGTGTACGACACGACAAGAGCCAAACTGTCAGCAGACAGCGTTGAGGTAACTTATAAGCTTGCAATACCGCAGTATAAGAAAATCAACAGCAAATACATCTGTCTTATCGATGGGGAACAGCATGAAATCTATAATATTGCTCATACAACTACGAAAGATGGATTTAAAGAGTCGGAGCTGACATTGAAGACACCGGCATATGAAAGAGAGGTAATCGATGACACAGAAAGAACTGAGTGAGATCTTGCACGATAGTGGCTGCCCTGTGAATGAGGGAGTCAGTAGTCTCAAAAATGAAAAGGTATTTCCAAGAATTGATTACTGGGAGATCATGTGGGAAGATACAATGGCATCCGGAGATGATTATGAGAATGAGATCACATGGCAGATTAGTTTTTACGCTAGAAAGCCACGCGATCCGAAACTGATCGCACTGAAAAACCGTCTGAATGAGCTTGGCTACCATCCGACCATTGCTCACGAATACGTGACAGAAGACCGTGTATGGCACTCTTATTTTTCAATAACAACTGATGGAGTGATTGGATGAGTAGCGAGATAACCTTTGACGGTGGAGGATTTGAAGATTTCGAGGAACTGTTGAAACAGTATTCCGAGAATGTAAGCTCTGACAAAGCACTTGACGCAGTGGAAGAGGGAGCGAAGGAGTTCGTTAATGACCTTCTTAGACTCCCAAAACCACGAAGTCAGATCACAAAAGCAGGGTATACGCATATCGTGAATACATTTGCACTGGAAAGAACTGACAGCGGAATCAAAGTTGGATGGGGCAAGTATTACGGTCCAATGCTTGAGCATGGAACCAGGAAGATGGCAGCAAGGGCACACTTGAAGCCACTCTTTGAAAGAAACAAAGAAAAATACTATAAGAAGATGGCAGAATCCATCTTCGGTTAGGAGGCTAATAAATGGCTATTAATACAAAAAAACCGGCTATGAAACAGACAGTCGGTGCACAGTATATGTGTTTTGCAAACACAACAGAGGGTGGAGAGTACGACGGTACTTACGAAGCTGATGTTGAAAAAACAGAAGTCGTTAAGAGTGTAAAGGTAACTGAGAACTCCGAGACAAGTGATGTGTATGCATCCGGAAAAATCTATGATTCAGATTCACCGATGTCCAGCATCGACATTGAGGTATCTGTGATCGCATTCCCGGACGATACAATATCCAAAATGCGCGGAGAGACAAAAGGAACAGGAGGACTTATCCTTGCCGGCGGAAAGAGCGAAAGACCATTCTTCGCTTATGGCAAGGTTGTAAAACTGAAAAACGGAAAATCTCGTTATGAGTGGTTCCCAAAATGCAAGCTTGTTGAGAACTCTGATGATATTGCAACATCTGAAGAAAAAGCAAGTGAGCAGACCGACACGATCAAGATTAGAGCATATCCGTTTGACGCAGCAGGAAACATCGTGAGCAAGGTCACAGAGTCCACGGCACCAGAAGGACTTACAGAAGAGAAGTTCTTCGCAAAACCGATTCTGACGGATGCAGACCTTACAACAGCAGTAGGAGCGTGATCGCATGAAATCCAAGCTGATTAAATTAACAGACGGATCGAAATTAGAAGTAAAAGTTAATTTTTACACTTTATATCTAGTGAAAATGAATGGGATTGACAAAAAACTGGACGGAAGAACAGAGGAAGATCTGACCGAAGAGGAGAATGTCGAACTTGCAGGCAAACTAATCTATGTGATTCTTCGGTCAAACGGTCTCAAAGTAGACGAGGAAGAGGCAATGATGCTGACTCCGATGGATGCCGACAGCATCCGTGAGATTTTCGAGGAGTTTGAAAAAAGACTCAACGAATATAAAAAAAAAGAACAGGCGAAGAAGTCTGTTGCTCCAAGGACGAAGAAATCAGCGAAGTAATGGATATAAACTGGGCAGAATATATGGTCTCAGCGAGAAAGATGGGAATGAGCGAAGAGGAATTTTGGAACTCAGATCCCGTCTTTTTTAATGAGTGCCTAGAGGTATTCTGCGAACTAGAAAAAGCGAAAGGAGGGGCTTTGATTGGGGAGTACTGATTTGAAAACTGTAGGCTTGACATTTAAAGCAGACGGAGCTGTTGACTTTAAGAAATCATTGACAGACGTAAATAATGCAGTGAACGAGAATGGGTCAGCATTTAAACTTGCGAAATCCGAGTGGGACAAAAGTACATCATCTGCTGAAAAGCTGAGAGCTACACAGGAATATCTGCAGAATCAGACAGAAGCGTACACGCAGAAAGTAGATAGGCTGACAGAAATCTTGAAAGCACAGGAGAACGCACAAGTGCGAGATGAAGCTGCTATCTCCAAAACAAGGCAGCAATTGGATAATGCGAAAGCATCTCTGAATAACTACAAGAGCGGACTTGAAGATGTAAACAAGAAGCTGGAAAGCGGTGCTGCGACACTGGAAGATTACTCCAAGAAGGTTAAGGACTTCAGCGATACCACCGGAAAGATTGGAAGTTCACTCACAAAGAATGTGACGGCTCCAGTTGCGGCAGCAGGCGCAGGCATCATGGCATCATGGGCGCAAGTCGATGAAGGAATGGACATCATCGTGCAGAAGACAGGAGCTACTGGCGATGCGCTGGAAGAAATGCAGGATTCCGCAAGAAATATCGCAAAAACCATTCCAACAGACTTTGCGACAGCTGGTTCTGCTGTTGGAGAGGTCAACACACGATTCCATCTCACAGGACAAGAACTGGAAGACTTATCGGCAAAGTTTGTTCGGTTCGCCGAATTAAATGATACAGACGTATCTTCTTCCGTTGATAACACTCAGAAAGTTATTGAGGCATTCAATCTGACAGCTGAAGATGCTGGCGCATTGCTCGACACAATGAACAAAGTCGGACAGGATACTGGAATCTCAATGGATACTCTATCCTCATCGATGGTGAGCAACGCAGCATCACTCAAGGAACTAGGGATGTCTGCAGCAGACGCTGCTACATTTCTCGGTCAGTGCGAGACGTCAGGAGTTGACACAAGTGCAGTTATGGCAGGACTTAAGAAAGCCCTTGTCAATGCATCAAAAGAGGGCAAGAGCATGAAAGATGCGCTGTCAGAACTGCAAGATACGATGGTTAATGCAGGGAGTTCTTCTGAGGCTTACAATGCTGCGGTTGAGCTGTTCGGAGCGAAAGCTGGTCCAGCACTCGCAGAGTTCTGCCAAAGTGGAAAGTTAAACTTTGACGAATTAGGCGCATCGCTCAATGATAACCTCGGAAGTGTCAACGATACGTTTGAAGCTACACTGGATCCGGCTGACCAGTTTAAGTTGACACTGAACGAATTGAAAGATGCTGGATTTGAAGTTGGAAATGCATTAGGACCAGTCCTTGCGGATTGTTTACATATTGTCACTCCGATTCTTCATGACATCATTGATGGTTGGAATTCACTGTCTCCTGGTACACAGGAAATGATAATCAAGTGTGCGCTGTTGGTTGCAGCACTAGGACCCGTCTTCAGTATAATCAGCAAGGTTTCTGGTGGCGTGTCCACTGTGATTGATGTCACATCAAAGCTAACGCCAACCATCAGTGGGGCAAAAACAGCCTTCGCAGCATTTAACGCAATTCTTATGGCAAATCCAATCTTTTTGGTTATCGCAGCAGTTGTTGCGTTGATTGCAATTTTTGCATTGTTATATACAAAGTGCGAGTGGTTCAGAGACGGAGTCAATGCGGTGTTTACATCGATTCGTGATTTCATCAAGGGAGTAATCGACAAAATCAAGGGATTTTTCAACTTTGAGTGGAAACTCCCCAAAATTAAACTTCCACATTTCAAAGCGAGTGGAGAATGGTCGCTTGTTCCGCCAAAAGTTCCAAAGTTTTCGGTTGACTGGTACGCAAACGGCGGTATCTTGAACAGCCCAACTATTTTCGGCATGAACGGAGATAGAGCAATGGGCGGTGGAGAAGCAGGAGCAGAGGCGGTTCTTCCAATTGACTTGCTGAAGACATACATCCGTGATGAGATGCAGACAAACAATGCTGCGCTTGCTCAGATGATTGCAGAGGCACTGTCAGAGTTGACATTTGTTATTGAAAATAACATTGCACTGGGCGATAAGAAGCTTGCAGAGATTCTTACGGACGCGGTAATCAGGAAGATATCCTCCAGCGTGAAATGGAAGAAAGGAGCTGTGGGAGCATGATGGAAGTAGAATACAACGGAATATCAGGCTCAAGCATGGAGATCTATGCGAAAGAGCTTCCTTCAATGCCAACAGCAGTAAGAAAAGAATCTTCGATAGAAATACCGGGGAGTGATGGAACCATGTATCTGCTGGATGGGGGCTACGAATCAACAGAGATTAAGATATCATTCAATTTTATAGGAAAGAGTGAAGATTGGGAGAATCGTCTTGGAAAAGCACGAAAGTGGCTGTCGGGAAGAAATAAGAAGCTAAGACTTGGGACAGATCCAGGACATTTTTACAAAATCCTGAAAGTTCAGATGGACGAAGCAGAACATACAAGTGAGAGAATCTGCAATTTTACAGCAACCTTCACAACAAAGGATGGTCTGCGGTATCTGGACAAGGGACAGCATCCTCATTCGGCGGAAGAAGTGAAGAGGAATCCATACGAGATATCTTACCCAATTTACAAGATCTATGGAGAAGGAAGATGCAGCTTGATGGTCAATGGGAAGAGAATGGAAGCTGATGTTGGACAGAATCTGACGATTGATACAGACAGAAAGCTGGCTTACCGCGAAGATGGAACACTGAGCAATACAGCGGTATTTGGGGATTATGACGATCTTGTGCTACAGGAAGGAATGAATGATATAGCAATCACAGATGGATTCGAGCTGGAAGTGATTCCAAACTGGAGGTGCTTATGATTCAGATATACCGACAGGATAATATAGATTATAGGCATAATGGAGATATGACACTGCTTCCGGAAGAAGCCATTATTCATGTCATCCTCAATGGAGAATGGACAGCGAATATAGAACATCCGATTGACCTAGAAGGAAGATGGAAGTACATTGAGGAAAATGCAGTAGTGAAAATGCCGTCTTTTAATGGAATCCAACTATTTCGGATAAGAAGCAAAGAAAAGAAAGATTCGGGGGTAAGTGCAGAACTTACTCCTATTTTTATGGATGCTAAAGAAGATTGTTTCCTGGTAGATGTCAGACCAACAAACAAAAGTGGACAGGAGGCTCTGGACGTTATGACAGAGAAAACTCCGCAATATCAGGCAAAATCGGACATCAAGAAGGTATCAACAGCCTATTATCAGACGATGAACCTGATAGAGGCAATCAATGGAAGTGATGATAATGCATTTGTTTCCAGATGGGGCGGGGAAATCCTGTATGATAATTATCAAGTGATCATCAATGAAAAAGCAGGAGGAGACTATGGTGTACAGGTGATGTATGGAAAAAACATAGTTAAGGATGGCTTTTCAGAGATGGTAGACATGAGTGAAGTTGCTACAAGGATTGTTCCAAGATCTTACAATGGATATATGATCGAGGGAGACACACCGTGGGTGGACTCACCTCTGATTGAAAAATATCCGACAATACATTACAGAACAATGAAGTTCGAGGATGTGAAAATGCGTGAAGATGCGCAGGAGGATGACGAAGAGAACGGAGTGACAATATGTGAAACGCAGAAACAGCTAGAGGAAGCGTTGAAAAAGAAATGCCAGGAACAATATGACGAAGGTGTGGATAAGCCGAAAGTAACCATTGAAGCAGACATGGAGCTTCTGCAGAATACAGAACTATACGAAGATGTAAAAAGCCTGGAAATGGTATCACTAGGAGATACCGTGCACTGTAATCACTCAAAACTTGGAATTAAGTCAGATGCAAGAGTGATTGAGTTGGAATGGGATGCGGTTAGGAACAAGTTGACATTTGTGAAATTAGGAGAGTTTCAATACAATTTTCTGGACGATGCTTCTTCTGTAATGAGCCGGGTTGACAAGTCAATCCGTTCAGATGGAACTGTGATCGGGCAGCAGATCCAAGGAATCATCAATGGCGTTAAGGCCCAGATGAAAGCACAGTCTACGGTCGCAAAAAAGCAGACGGTAAGGGCAATTCTTTTTGAAGATCTTGATCCGAAGTCTGAAACGTTTGGTGCTATGTGTCTTGGAACATTGGGATTCGAGATCGCTTCAGAGCGCACAGCAGATGGAAGAGATTGGAAGTGGAGTACCTTCGGAACGGGACAGGGATTCTTCGCAGATTTCATCGTTGCAGGAACGATGCTGGCAGATAGAATCAAGGGTGGAACACTGATCCTGGGAGGAAAAGAGAATGGTGATGGCACCGCAAAGGTACTGGATGCGAATGGAAATACGGTTGTAGCATTGACAAATCAGGGAATTGTGGTAGACCATGCAGACGAAGGCGGCGTGTTGATCAGTAATGGATCAATATTTGTGAGAAACACAGAAGGAAAGACAGTGGGAATTGTACACTACCAGAATAATGGAGTGAGCATACAATCTTATGGTGGCAAATATGCCTCCGTGCTTGTGACGAATGAGGGAAATATAGCGTTGAATGCGGTCGGAAAGGTTTCTCTTTCGTGTGGAACATATAACATCGGAGGACAAGAGGCCAAAACAGGAAAGCTCGTCTTTTCGGATGGAACATATATCAACGTCAAAAATGGAAACATTGTTGGAGGAAACACAAAAGAAGGGAGCTTCTAAGTGAGCTGGACGATAGGAAACAAGTATCTGACGGAATCGCAGATGCAAGGAAACGCATTGGAGGTCTATAAATATTTCGCAGGAAAAGGATGGACGTTGAATGCGATCGGTGGGATTCTTGGAAACATGGAAAAAGAGTCTAACATTAATCCGGGACTCTGGCAGAGCCTGAAAGAAGGAAACTATTCTGGTGGCTTCGGATTGGTTCAGTGGACACCGGCCACCAACTATACGAACTGGGCAAACTCGAATGGATACGGAATTACGGATCCGGAAGGGCAGATGTATTGGATTGATGCACTGTCTGCATCAAGTGGTCAGTGGATTGCGACAAGTGCTTATTCAATGACATGGAGTGCATATAAGAACAGCAAAGAATCACCGGAATATCTCGCAAGCGCGTTTCTGAAGAACTTCGAACGAGCAGGAGTTGAGGTAGAATCCGAAAGACGGAGTGCAGCACGAAAATGGTACGACTATCTCGCAAAATATGCGGATGGGAGTCAGGTTATTGAAAAGGCAGTGGAATGGGCAATATCGATTGCGAATGATAACAGTCATGGATACGATCAGGCGCACAGAGACGGACCAGATTACGATTGTTCCTCATTAATATGCTGGGCATACTACAATGCAGGGCTGAATACGAGGCCAGGATACACACCAGCTACAGGAACAATGTATGATGTGTTTCTGGCAGCAGGCTTTAAGGATGTGACTTCACAGGTCAATCTAGCCACCGGATCAGGGCTGATCCGGGGAGATGTCCTGTTAAAACCAGGAAACCATACAGAAATGTCAATTGGGAATGGCCAGCTGGTTGCTGCTTCACAGAACGAATTCGGTGGAATTACCGGAGGACAGACCGGAGATCAGACCGGAAAAGAGATTCATGTGCATGGATACTATAACTTTCCGTGGAAGTATGTGCTGAGATATCCGGGAGGTGGAGTTGCACCGGTGCAAGGGTTGTATATCGTCAGATGGATTCCTGGATAAGGAGGAGAAAAGTGAACTATATAGAACGAGATGTCTATGTGCTGGAGAACAGGATTAAGGAAAAGATTGATTATGTAAGAGGGACGAATGCTCTCCCAATCTATTTCCATTTCCGGGATTATGAGATTCCGGAAGGGGCAACGGCAAAAGCATTCGTGTTGAAGCCGTCAAAAAAAGCAACATATAATGTATGCCCGATCATTGAGAATACCGTGAGGGTGATTGTAAAAGACCAGACATTCGCAGAACTTGGAAAAAGTGTGCTTCAGATTGTACTCACAATGGATGAGGAGAGGCTTGTAACATTCGATCAGCCGATAGAAGTACATCGGAATTTCAGTGAAGGAGATGTTCCGGAAAGCGAGAATGAAGCTGGATGGATAAACAACTTCATAAAAGGCATGGAAGAAGCTACAAAGCATGCTGAGAATGCTGCAAAGACAGCGGAAGAGATTAGTGAGACACTAACCAAAAAGCTACAAAATGGAGATTTCCGAGGAGCAACCGGAGCAACTGGCCCGCAGGGCGAACAGGGGATTCAGGGAGAACCAGGAAAAGACGGAGAAAATGGTCCAAGAGGTGATACCGGACCAGTTGGACCACAAGGGCCGGCAGGAAAAGATGCGAATGCAGTGATCACATCATTAGATCAGGGAGTATTTGCAATGTCGGTAGAATCAGGACATCTTATCCTGACATACGATTCATACGATACAGCCCCACCGTTGAAAATTGTGGATGGAAGATTGAAATATGTATTGGAGGTGACAGCATGATAAGAGTATATTTCGAAGAGGGAGAAAAAGAAAAGACTGCATACGGATTGACAGACTCCGACATTCAAGATCGGCAATGGACACTTGATCGCAGTATACGAAAGCTAGGAGGAATATACAATGGCAGCAAGACAGATTGATCTAGGACAGGTGGTTGGACCTACAGGACCAACCGGAACCAGAGGAAGCCGCTGGACACAGGGAACGGCAATCACGGGAACAAGCACAACGGCAACAGTATTTCCCAGTTCAGGAATCACAGATGCCATTGTGAACGACAATTACCTGAACACAGCAACTGGAAATACATATAGATGTACTGTAGGAGGAGCAGCGTCAGCAGCTAAGTGGGTATATACAGGAAATCTGAAAGGCCCACAGGGTGCAAAAGGAGCAACAGGCTCACAAGGACCAACTGGAGCAACTGGGCCAACCGGAGCAACCGGACCGAAAGGGGATCCGGGACCGACAGGTCCCACAGGTCCTCAGGGTCCAACAGGAAAAGTAGATGCTAATACACAGATAGCGTTCACAAAGGCATCAACGAGGGAGAATATAGCAAGCAATGAGAAGATGTCAACTATTCTCGGAAAGATCGCAAAGTACTTCGCAGATCTGGAAACGTCCGCATTCAGAGCAGTGGCAAACAACCTGACAACTTCAGCAGCAGGCGGTTATGTGTTGGATGCTTATCAGGGAAAAGTGCTAGATGGAAAGAAACTGAACATTGCAAATGTGATTAATAATTTGCTTACGACAGAGGCTGGGTATGCGTTGGATGCACGACAGGGGAAGATGATTGAGGACCAGATTACTGAATTAAATGGCAAATCATATATTCAAACAATTTCTGGAACCACATATATGCGTAAATGGAATAATGGCGTTTTAGAGTATTGGGGAATTGCAGAAAGTCCTGCAAGCGGATCTGGATTTGCAACTCTTACATTTCCGCAAGAGTTCAAAAATGAAAACTATATTATTATAACAACCCCGATTTATAACTACAGTAACATTACATTCGAATTATCTGGTCAAGCTAGTAGTACAAGTAAAGCATTTATATATTTTAGAACATCACAAGGAACAAAGGTGTTAACGGATGCGAGATGTTATTTTCATATTATCGGAACATGGAAATAACAAATCTATTTTTTAGTATATTTCACACTTATGATGCCGGCATATCCACTCCAATCATTGGCTGTTACAATTGTGATGGTGGATCCGTTACCTGTCAATCTTACACTTATAGCATTATAGTTTGAATTATCCGAAAACGGAACTGGATAAGTTGCTCCTCCGTTAAATGCCATACTATTTGCCGGATTTATCCAAAAATAATCTAGTCCGGATAACCCTGTACTAACAGTTTTTGTGGTTTTATTTGGAAGTGATCCACACTCAATCATCTTTTCGTAAATTGGCTTATTTTGTAAATATTGTCCAGTGAATATTTCCCTTCCAACGCCTAGAGTCTGATTGTCAACTTTTCTCTCTAATTTGCCATTTAATTCAGCTCCGCTATACTGGAAACAAAAAAGGGAGTTGGAGAAGATGGAAAAGAAGATTATGGAAGTAATAAGAAGAATGCAGGGAATTCTGAACCAAAAGCAACAGAAAGAACTGGAAAATGTGTTGATGGTGGTATTGTCAGGATGCAGAATCGTTGAAGAAACGGCTGTAAAAGTAGTGAATGAGGGATGGAAAGTGCATATGGATGATTTCTTGATGAGTAAGATGCTGGAGGGGAAATCGGAAGAATCAGTGAAACGTTATCAATATGAATTAAGACGGATGCTATCTTATATTGATAAGGATGTGGAACAGATCAGTTCCGGAGATATATCGCAATACATGAGAATGTATAAGATGATTCGAAAAGTTTCCAACCAAACATTAAAAAATGTGAGAGCTGTTTATAGCAGCTTTTTTGGATGGTTGAGGGACAGGAACAGAATACCACTGAATCCAATGATTATGGTGGAAGATATCAAAGTTGAAAAAGTTATAAAGAAACCTTTTTCGGATGAAGAAAGGGAAAAAATTCTGAGAGAATGCAATACAATCAGGGATAAGGCAATGGTGGAATTCCTGTACTCTACAGCTGTCAGGGTATCTGAATTGTCGAGAATCAACCGAGAAGATATACAATTCGCTCAAAAAGACCTGGTAGTACTTGGAAAAGGTGGAAAAGAAAGGAGAGTGTATGTCAATGAAAAAACCAACATGTACTTGAAAGAGTATTTACAGACAAGAGAAGATGAGTGTCCTGCATTATTTGTTTCGCTGAAAAATCCTCATAAACGCCTGTCAAAGGAAGGCATAGAAGATGTAATTAGAAGAATCGGAAAAAGGGCAAATGTGGAAAAAGCACATCCTCACAGATTTCGCAGGACGGCGTTGACGAATGCACTAAATCGAGGAATGCCATTACAAGAAGCAATGATAATGGCAGGGCACTCTAAGCCGGAAACAACGATGAGATATTGTACAGTTGATCAAGAAGCTGTTAAATATCACCACAAAAAATATTTAAGCGCATAGCGAAAAATAAATAGAATCTGAAAAACACTTGGCATAGGTCGGGTGTTATTTGCACGCAAATTTTATGAAATAAAATGATGTGGAATCCTTAATTAAATGGCAAATTGAATCGAAAAATCACTTATGACGAAACAGAGACAGGGGAAATAGTACTTGGGAAAAAAGTCTATTCCAAATCTGTATGGCAAACCCATCTTCCAAGTAACGGAATAGAATCATTTGATCTCAACTTACCGTCAGATACCTATTATTCCTGGATTGACAGCGGAAATAGCTATATATATAAAGGTGGATATTCTGAATTTTTTCCAATTCCGTATGTGAATCCACAGGATAGTAGCTGGACAAATTGTGTTGGAATAAAAATCAATGGGGGAAAATTGGTTATATTCACCTCAACTGATTGGACAGGATACGGATTCTTTGTAACAATAAAATATACAAAGAAGTGATGTTATAAGCGAATGATATTAAATCTGCATCCTTCAGACGTTTTGATCGTAGTTCCTGAATTTTGTAATGCAGTAAAACGTATCGTGTCTTTCGCCTTACATTCTATTAAAAACATATAATCAGCTGAAGTATATCCGCCAATTGTTCGGAATTGTCTCATTTGTTCAACGGAGTTCTTTTCGATTCTTCCGCAAAGTGACATTGATTTACTTACGCCATCCATAAATCCAAGCATAGCATGTACGAAATACACTCCATCAGATGGAACAGTAAAATAATGTAAACGAGTATCTTCTACCCAATGATAAGTCAAACCAATATTGTCGAATACTTTTGTGCTAAAATCCGTTCCTTGAAATGTACTTCCATTTGACGCAATGTTATAACCTGCATTGTTTCTATATACGGCGCTTTTGGCTAATTTGCCATTTAATTAAGGATTCCACTAGAAAGGAAAACAAATGAACATACTTTTTCTTAATCAAGAAAAACCAGTGATGGGAACTGTAACAGTTCAAGATCTCCATCACGTGAAAATCAAGGGTGCATCACAGAATCTGTCAGGTTTTCACCTTGTGACAGATGATGGACAGGCTTATGGAAAATATGAAGCATATACCACATTGTACAGAACAATAGAAGACGGATACATTCTGTCAGATGATGGAAGTGTATATGTAGAGCCGGATCCAGAGCCAGAACCGGAGCCATATGTTCCAACATTAGAAGAGATCCAGGAAGCGAAAGTAAATGAGATGAATGCAGCGCAGCAGGCTGTGATAGCGGAAGGTGTGGATGTGGTGCTTACAGATGGAAGTACGGAGCATTTCACATTAACGGAGAGAGATCAGACGAGCCTTGTAGGATTGCAGGGACAAGTGGCAGCAGGAGAGCAGAACATTCCGTGGCATACTTCAGATGAAGAGGAACATTGCAAGTTCTATAGCAATGCGGATATGGCTAAAATTACTGCAACGGCAATGGAATATGTAACATGGCACGTTACATATTTCAGAGATTTGAGAATCTATATCAGAGCATTGACAGAAATCGAAGAAGTAGAAAAGGTAACTTATGGAATGACTATTCCGGAAGAATATCAATCAGAGCCACTGAAAACAATGGTTGCGGCTCAAAACGTATGAAATGGGTAAGACCGCTGATTCTATTCGGAATTGGCGGAACCATCTATGTATTAATTGAACTGATCGCCAGGGGTAGAAGCCACTGGACAATGTTCTTCGTGGGGGGATTAGCATTCTATCTGATTGGATGTATCAATGAGCATAAGAAAAAAGAGATTCTGATGCGGTGGCAGATGGCAGCAGGAGCAGGGATTATAACAGGTCTAGAACTGATTTCCGGGATCATAGTGAACATTATATTAGGATGGAATGTATGGGACTACAGCACTCTCCCAGGAAATCTGCTTGGACAGATTTGCCCACAGTTCACGGTGCTGTGGTTCTTTCTGTCAGCTGTGGCTGTCTATCTGGATGATTGGATAAGATACTTACTGTGGGGAGAAAAACGGCCAAAATATAAATTTTAGAAAGGAAGGATTGAAATGATGGATAAGATTATCACATTGCTGTCAAGCAATTCATTTGTAAAAATTTTGCTGATAGCGGTCGCCTTAGATACGATACTTGGTGTACTCAGAGCGATTAAAGAACACAAATTCAACAGCTGCGTAGGAATCGACGGAGCAATTCGGAAAGCAGGAATGCTCTTGTCGGTATGCTTCCTTATGGCAACGGATGTGATCATGCATATTAATGTATTAAGCATGGTACCTGAGGAATATGTACAGATTCTTGGAATTGATAAGATGGGAATCTGCGAATTCTTTAGTCTATTATTCATATTGTACGAACTGGTTAGCATCCTCAAGAATATGACATTATGCGGACTTCCAGTACCGACCAAAATCAAGAAATGGATTCAGAAATTCCTCGATGATATGACAGAAGAGCTTCCGAAAGAAGCAGTCCAGGAATTGCACCAGTGCAAGAAAGGAGAAGAATCATGACAGAACAGACAATTAAAGAAACAATTAAGAGTTTCGCTTACGGACTTTCAGCGAAAGAAATCTCGGACAATGAGGGAACATCACTGGAAACTATGGAAAAATTTGCAGAGGAACACGCAACGGAGATCGAGCAGAAGAAAGCAGAACTGAAAGAAGGTGGATGGTATAAGTAAACTTATCATTGATGTATCTTACCACAACGGAGTCATTAACTGGGAGAAAGTAAAGGCATCTGGTTGTGCTGGGGCCATCCTCCGCTGCGGCTATGGTGATGATATCGCATCACAGGACGATAAACAGTGGATTCGTAATCTTGCAGAGTGCGAGAGACTTGGAATTCCAGTTGGAGTCTATCTGTACAGCTACGCTATTTGCGACAGACAGGCGAAATCAGAGCTTGAGCATATTCTCAGATTAATTAAAGGTCATACATTCCAGTTGCCTATCTTCATTGATGTGGAAGAGCCGGGAACACAGAACTATGCTCCTAGATGCTGCGAGATTGTCTGTGAAGGACTTAAAGCAGCTGGATATACTCCGGGAATCTACGCATCCTTAAGCTGGTTCAACAACTATCTTGGCAGTGTTCGCGGAAAATATGTTGAGTGGATGGCAAGATACAAGAATCTTCCGGAAGATACATACAAAGGTCAGTATGCTATTTGGCAGTATGCTTCTGATGGACAGGTAGATGGAGTCAGTGGAAGAGTAGACGTCAACCATTGCTACATGGAGCTTGGTGGAAGTGTTGCACCGGCAACACCGTCTAAACCAGCAGAGAAGAAAGACTTAGGACAGGTCGATATCACATATCAGGCTTTCACAGACAGATGGTGGCCGCCAGTAGTTAATAAAATTGACTGGGCTGGAAAAGGTGATAATGTCTCAATCAAATGGCTTGCTATCAAGGTAAGCAAGGGAAGTATCCGCTGCCGAGTATACACAAGAAAGAATGGTTGGTTGCCATACCTCACATTCGGTAATAGCTATGATCTGAATGATAAGAAGAATGGAATCCTCGGAGATGGTTCAGAGATTCTTGCAGTTGAGCTGTACTACATTACACCGGAAGGATATAAGTACAAGATGGTTCACTACAGAGTTTCTGTGCAGAATAACAAGAACTTCTACGCAGATCAGGTCGATACACTGAAAGCGAGCGGTATGGATGGATTCGCCGGAGATAAGAAGAGGCCTGTTGATAAGTTTCAGGCATGGATTGAGTAAGAAGATAAAGTGAAACAATAGTGAAAAGTGTGTGTAATAAGATACCCTCAGAGTTAAACTCTGGGGGCTCCTTTTTATTTCAAAAAAACACTGAAAACAGTGTTGACAATACACCGAAAATGGTGTATTATATAGTTGTAACAAAGAAGAGCACATGAAAAGGAGAAAGACC